GCTGGTGAAGATCCAATGGGTCACATCAGAAACCAAATTGCAGATGCAATCAACAAACTAAACTCTGCAAGACTATTTAGCTTGCTAGATGGTTTATTTGCCTCTGGTTCTGGTCCTTTAGGTGCAAACGTACTTGATATTGCTAAAGCTGGTACAAGTGCTACTGATGATAACTTCTTAACTGCATCTGCTGTTGCAAGAGGCAGATCACTTCTTGGAGAAAGAGGCGAAGAGCTAGATACTCTAGTAATTCACCCATCTGTCGCTTACTACCTATATCAGGTTGGTATGCTTACATTCTCAACATCTGCACTATCTACTGGAACTGGTATCCAGTGGGGTGGCGGTGGAGTTGGTATCACAGATAGAAGTATCGGCCAATTTGCTGGTATGAATGTTGTTATTGACTCTCAAGTTAATACAGTTGCTCCTGGTTCTTCTGGTCATCAGACTGAGTTCCGTTGCTTCTTAATC